TTAGCTGCAGCTAATTGTTTTTCAGATACTAGATCTTCTGCTGTAGTTTGCGTAAGAATTATCAGTTGATCGTCGAATGTAATATACGGATGAAGTACTACTTCCAACCCGGTTGAGAGTACAACATTCGTATTCGAGAAAATATCAACACCTTCGGTGTTGACTTGTCCTGATAATTCTATCTTATCTAAATTGACTATTATCTCCGGATTTGGTATGTTGCAGTTAGGGCATGTAACAGTTAGTTTGAGCTTTGGACCGTAAGTGTCATAGTATATACCATAACAAATAACATGCAGATCGTTTTCTGTTGTCTGCTTAAGCCAAGCAGATAAAGGTATCTCGCTCTGAATAGCGTTATGACATATCTCTGCTAAGCGTGTGAATTTTGTATAGAGCGATTGATTTTCAATTAGCAGAGAAGATTGAAGCATAAGTTCTTCTTTGAGAGTTAGCCCGCGTACATTAACTTTTTTACCAGAAGAAGGTAACAATACTTCAAACATTTTCGCCTCCCTAGAAAAGTTACTCTAAGACTAACAGAAGTCTTAGATTTTTTGCTTTCTAAGGGATTGTTCCTTCTTCGGGTAGTTGATATAAGACGAGTGTGCTTCTTAAGCAGCCGCTACTGTTGCCGCAGTTGAAAGTGAGCCTAAACATTGAACTATCGTGCTTATTACACGATATATGACTTCAACGAGAACTGCAATAGAAACGAATAGATTGACGATCGTACGAGTTACGGCTTCTATACGACGAGGAGTTTCTTTGGTAGATGTGTTTTCGCTATCAGCTATCTCTTCAGATGTAATAGTATTTTTTGCGTCGAGTTCGTTACTGATTTGGTTGTTGATTTGATTGCTGATTTGGTTGACGAGCTTCTCGATAGCATCAACGATATTCGCTACGATCCGTTTTGCGGTATCCACAAGAGATGAAAACCAATTCATATTTTCACCACCTTTCTACGGTAGATTCTAGACTTAGAACTAATAAATCACAAGTAAGCTTACAGTGTGTTACAAAGCATCCTTGACTGCTCTCCGTAGTCGTTTGAAGTACTGTTTTTGTTTTGGAGTAAGTTGTGTGTGAACTAGTGCGTAGTCGATAGCTTTGAGCATTCGTTTGAGTTCGTGTTCGAGTTCTTCATCTTGAATTTGTATTGAATGAGTACGTAGTTGATCAATAAGTGTATATTCAACGAGATCGGGAAATATACTTTTACTCTCTAAGAGTATTTCAGCAAGATTGTTAGTCTTCATTTTTTATACTCCTATTGACGATTTACGTTCGTTTGTTATACAGTGAGACGACCACACTTGACACACCTACGTAGTATTCGTACTTGCTGTACTTCAGGATCGAATATACTAAACTCTTCCCAAATGTGGTCACACTGTTCGTTTATAGTCTCTTCTTTTGACGTACAAAACGGACAAATGAGTATGGCTGGAGAAAATACTCTGGAACATTTAGGACAAATCCACCCAAATTTTCTTGGTGATGCTTCTTCTAACATTTACGTCCCTCCTTCCATCGGACGAGTTTTGCGCGTATACAAGTCGCTTCTTCTTGTGTAAGCCAAATATAAGAGCTGATATAATGTTGTAGTTGAGGAAATATGCTCGAGATAATCACGTCGAGCGGTTCAGAGTATTCGTCCGTATCTTCACTAAGACGTTTTTCATATGTCTCCGAGCGTAGATAAATTACGGTCCAGTCTGAATCGATATCTCCTTGTTGATATTCAATATCAGGGATAATATCCCTCAATACTCGGACTAGAGTCTCTCCAATTTTAATGTTGATGTGATTTGTAAGTTCGAGTGAATCCGTGTAGAGTTCACTTAACGCAATAAAACTATTAGCATCCTCTACTTTTTTAGCACAAATACGTTTGTATAAATTAGTTAATCTTTCTAGAAGGCGTACTCCTTTCATTTTATCTCCTGCGTTCTACATAGTTTTTCTACCTCGTCTATGATCGCACTCTCAAGCTTCTCCACTTTCTTAGTAATCTCTTCGTAAGGAATGTCTCTCTTTATTGACGTAGGCAAGAAACTATAGAAGTCAGGAGCAAGTTTGTATAGTCCTAGTTTTTTTGTTGTCACGTTGTCGAAGTTACTGAGTAAGATACTTATGACTTCGTTACAACGTTCGTAAGTTGATATGGCGTGTTTTCTGAGATGTTCTGCGCCTTCGTATACGTCTTGAGTTTTTGCTATTCTGACTGCAACCTCAATTTGCTCTTTCAGTTCCGCAAAAGTTTTCTTTATGATATCTATCGTATCCGTAGGATTCACGTTCGGATTCGCTTCAGGCTCGTCTTCTGGTATCTGTAACTTTATGCTACGTGTGAGCATGTCTGCGTGTTGCTTACAGAATAAGCCGTTAGGTCCGTATCCTCTCTTTCGACCGCATTGTTTTGACAGTTTTGTTTTTTCGTCGATAGTAGATACAATACATCGTGTAGTGTCTTCTGGAATTCCTCTAGGTTCACCCGCCCATTTACCATACCATCGCATCATTCCTCCTCTCACGTCTAAAGTTTGTCTATTTGATTTGTTAGTTTTCGCGATTTCTAGTACTGTAGACGATGACGTTCTCAGATTCAGTTATTAACTCGGGATCATGTGTTATGATGAGTATACGTAAATCAAGCGTTTGGCATAATTGGGACAAGAAGTTAGTTACTGCTGGCTTATACTCGCGGGAGAGATATCGTAAAGGCTCATCGAGTACTAACAACGGTGCTCTAGAAGAGATAGCCCAGAGACTAAGTCTAAGACCCAAACTTATGAGATCTAAGACTCCACCCCCAAGTTCGTACTTCGGATCGAACTCAATACCATTCTTTAGGATCTTGAACTTCAATTTGTCTTCTTCGATAGTTGCAGTGAAACTATACTCTGGCCCGAGTATTTGTATAAGAGAGTTAACGATCGAAGTTGATATCTCGATTGTCTCTTTGATTATATTTGTTTTTACAGCTTTGAGATAGTCGGCAGCTTTTTGTAGTTTCTCCATCAGTTCTTGCGTTTGTTGGATTCTCGTGGATAGCTCATTCGTTTGTGTTCTCAGATGATTGAGATAAATCGTAAGATCTTTATACATTTTTCCTCCAGCACTATTTCTTAACTGCAAACAATCCTTCTTCTGTCTTGAGAAGTGAGTAGTCGTAGTGTATATCTGTAGCAAGCTCTATGTCCATTTTTCCATCTTCGTCTTTTAGGACTACAAATGCCTCAAGTCCATTTGGGTCTATGAGAAACTTGTACATACGCGTAGGATTTTTATATACAGTACGTTCACCTATTATGTGCACTCTTATTACTCTGAACTTTTTCACTTTGTACCTCTTACTTTTTATTAATATAATATTCTGTCTATAGATGGCTCGTATGCGCTTAATAGCTGTACGATATTCTCGTACTCGCTCTCAGAAAGGTGTCCTGCCAAATAATAGTTGTTAGTTACAGATAGTATGTATAGAGCTGCATACGTAATACTATCGTATGTCGTATAGTAGTCGATCGCTTTTGAGATTTCGTGTCTGGGAAGCCATCTATGGAGCTTACTAAATAACTCATGAGCCATTCCGTTCTCCTTGAAACGATCTCGTTTTTATTAGATTCGTATATGCAACTAACATTTCTTTCTTTTGTATGAGAGCGTTAACGATCGCTTCGATGATCAACATATCTTCTTTGACGTTAATGAGTTCTTCGTTCGCTTGCTTCCAACGTTCGTCGCTCATGACAGCTTCCTCGACTGCTTTTTCTGTTACTTTCGTTAGTTTTTCTCTGTATTCTCTACCAAGTGTTGCTTCGAGTGCTTGCAATTCTACTTTCTTTATATCATATTTAGCTCTGAGAGCCGCAAGTCGAACTGCGTAGTTTGCGAATAACGCTCCTTGTTCTAACATGCACTTGTCGAGATTTTCTTCAGTAATTCGTAACTCATTCTCAATAAGTTGATGTATCTCATTTATTTTCATTTTTGCTGTCCTCCTCCGTAGTTAGAGTATAAAATTGTTTCCAGTAGAATACATCTGCAATGAAAACATACATTACGAGTAGACAGTAGACGAACTCAAGTAGCTCAAAAGGAATGACTCCTTCAATCATTCTTATCAAGATGAAGTTAGTGAGCGCCATTATCACGATTCGTACGCCTTTCTCGAAGATAGTTAAGTGATGTGGACGGACGATGTCTATTACATTTATAGTTCCTATGATCAAGAGCCAAACGATATCCGCTATTCGTATTTGTGAAGGCTCGTCTGAAGCTGCTTGTAGAAGTACTCCCAACAAAGATAGAATTATTATAGTCCGTTTTAATGCTTCCAATCCGGGTTTCATATTGTTCCTCTTACTTTTTCTTTAGTGAAGAGCACATCTAACGGTTGGATATGCTCTTCACTAGTATTTTATTGAGTGTATACGGATAGTTTCTAAAAGATCAGAATTGTTACACAAACATTGTCGCAAAGTCTACACCATCTATAGCACTCAAGTCGCTTCTACTTCCACTTAAGTTGCCCACTTGATTTGTAGTTCCACTATCGAATGGAAACTGAAAGCGGTCTATAGTAGAGAGATTATCACTCTTATTCCATCCGCTGCATACATATCCGTGTATGCTACTATTATTGGCACTCAGGAACGCTCTACGTCCACTCAAATTACCTACTTGATTTGCTGTACCACTATCAAATGGAAACTGAAAGCGGTCTATAGTAGAGGAGGGGTAATAACTACTATCAATTCCACCACATACGTAACCATATGTACTACTGTTGTTAGCACTTAGCCAACCTCTGCTTCCACTCAAGTTACCTACATAATTTGCTGTACCATCATCAAATGGAAACTGGAAGCGGTCTATGGTAGAGTTGCAACTACCACTGCCACATACATATCCGTGTGTGCTACTGTTGTTAGCACATAGTCTGCTTTTGTTTTCGCTCAGATTGCCTATATGTTTTGCAGTACCACTATCGAATGGAAACAGAAAGCGGTCTATGATAGAGAGATCGTTATGACTGCTATAACCGCTATTCCATCCTCCGTATACATATCCGCGTGTGCTACTATTGTTGGCACATAGTCTGTTTCTATCTTCGCTCAGATTGCCTACCTGATTTGTGGTACCACTATCGAACGGAAACTGGAAGCGATCTATAGTAGAGATACGACTACCACCACATATATATATATCCGTATGTACTACTATTGTTAGCACTTGAAGCAAATCTACTCTCCCTCAAATTACCTACTTGATTTGTGGTACCGTTATCGAATGGAAACTGAAAGCGGTCTATAGTAGAGAGACGGTTATAGCTATCCCAACCTCCACATGCGTAACCATAGTTAGATCCTGGTCCATATCGTTGTGCTGTTGAATTTGAGTCTGTATACATTATTACGCTCTCCATTTTAGAGATTCTTATACGTTTTGTTTATTGTTTTATTAGCTTTACAATTACACAAACATTGTTACGAAGTCTACGCCATCTGTAGCACTCAGCGCACTTCTTTTTCCACTCAAATTGCCTACATAATTTGCAGTACCACCATCGAATGGGAATTGGACGCGATCTATAGTAGAGTAGTGGTAGCAGTCGAGACTACCCTGATGCATCTGGAAACTATAATATCCTCCGCATACATATCCGTGTGTGCTACTATTATTAGCGCCCGACCAGCTTCTACTCCCACTCAAATCACCTACCTGACTTGCAACACCATCATCGAATAGAAATTGGAAGCGGTCTATGATAGGGACGTGACCACAGCTTACACTCCATCCGCCGTATACATAACCGTACGTACTACTATTGTTAGCACTTAAGCTCTCTCTACTTCTACTTAACTTACACACAAAATCTGCAGTACCACTATCGAATGGAAACTGGAATCTGTCTATAGTAGAGAGATTGTTACGACTATATCCTCCGCATACATAACCATGTGTACTACTATTGTTGGCACTAACCCGTTCTCTACTTCCACTTAAATTACCTATTTGATTTGCAGTACCACTATCAAACGAAAACTGGAAGCGGTCTATAGTAGCGAGATAGTAGTTACTATTATATCCTCCGCTTACATATCCGTGTGTGCTACTATTATTAGCTCCCGACCAGCATCTAAGTCTACACAAATTGCCTACATAATTTGTTGTACCCTCATCAAATGGAAACTGAAAGCGGTCTATGATAGAGGTCCATGAGGCTGAGGTCCATAAGACGAAAGTTCGTGTGACTGCAATTCCTCCGCATACATATCCGTACGTACTACTATTGTTAGCACTTGAGTCATATCTACGTCTACTTAAGTTGCCAACTTTATTCGCAGTACCACTATCGAATGAAAATTGGAAGCGGTCTATAGTAGAGTAAGAACTATATCCGCGTGATCCGCCACATACATAACCATAATTAGATCCTGGTCCATATTGTTGTGTTGTTGGATTTTGCATATTACGCCCTCCATTTTGGAGATTTTTTGTACGTTTTTTGTTTGTTGTTTTGTTAGCTTACAATTACACAAACATTGTTACGAAGTCTACGCCATCTGTAGCACTCAGCGCACTTCTTCTTCCACTCAAATCACCTACGTAGTTTGTAGTACCACCATCGAATGGAAATTGAACGCGATCTATAATAGAGAAATTGTCACTCTTATTCCATCCTCCGCATACATAACCGTATGTGCTACTATTATTAGCACTCAAATCGCTTCTACTTTCACTCAAATTGCCTACCCGATTTGTAGTACCATCATCAAATGGAAATTGGAAGCGGTCTATGGTAGAGATCCATGAGAAGACTGAAGTTCCTCCACATACATAACCGTATGTGCTACTATTGTTAGCACTTAGCCATTCTCTGCTTCCACTCAAATTACCTACATGACTTGCCGTACCACTATCAAATGGGAATTGGAAGCGGTCTATGGTAGAGAAAATGTGAGAGCTATCCCATCCGCCATATACGTAACCATAGTTAGACCCCGGACCGTATCGTTGTGCTGTCGATTCTGTATACATATACATTTTTTTAGATACTTAGTAAATATTGTCTCTTATTATTCATACAAACATCGTTACAAAGTCTACACCATCTACAGCGCTTAATGCATCCCTACTTCCACTTAAATTACCTACATAACTTGTAATGCTACTATCAAACGGAAACTGGAAGCGGTCTATAGTAGAACTGAAATCATCACTTCCACCACCACATACATAACCATATACGCTACTATTGTTAGCACTTGAGCAACTGTTATTCCTACTCAAATTACCTACATGATTTGCAGTGCCACTATCAAAAGGAAACTGAAAGCGATCTATAGTAGAGAGAGTGCCATTATAATGATTATACCCACCACATACATAGCTGTGTGTGCTACTGTTGTTAGCACTTAACCATTCTCTACTTACGCTCAAATTACCTACTTGATTTGCAGTACCACTATCGAATGGAAATTGGAAGCGGTCTATAGTGGAGTACACGTCTACGATTTGGTATCCACCCCTAAATCCTCCGCATACATAACCGTATGTGCTACTATTGTTAGCACTCAAGTCACTTCTACTTCCACTTAGGTTGCCTACTTGATTTGTAGTTCCACTATCGAATGAAAATTGGAAGCGGTCTATGATAAAGAGATAGTTATTGTAGTATCCGTAATCACCGCCACATACGTAACCGTACGTGCTACTATTATTGGCGGCTGATGCACTCCTACGTTTGCTTAAATTACCAACTTTATTTGCAGTACCGCTATCAAATGGAAACTGAAAGCGGTCTATAGTAGAAACCGTAGTATCATTATATCCACTGTCTCCACCATATACATACCCGTACGTACTACTATTATTAGCGCTTGAGCCACGTCTGCGTCTACTTAAGTTACCAACTTTATTTGCAGTACCACTATCAAACGGAAATTGGAAACGGTCTATAATAGAGTACCAAGATGCTTTATTTCCGTCTCCACTATATCCTCCGCATACATAACCATAATTTGATCCTGGTCCATATTGTTGTGTTGTTGAATTTGCATCTGCTATATACATTATACACCTCTCTATTTTTAGAGACTTAATTTGTTGTCTCTTATTCATACAAACATTGTCACGAAGTCTACACCATCTATAGCACTCAAGTCGTTTCTACTTCCACTCAAATTGCCTATCTGACTTGCTGTACCACTATCGAATGGAAATTGAAAGCAGTCTATAATGGAGAGAGGATCACCAATCCATCCACCACATACGTAACCGTGTGTGCTACTATTATTAGCACTTAATAACGTTCTACTTCCACTCAAATTACCCACTTGATTTGCTGTACCACTATCAAATGGAAACTGAAAGCGATCTATGGCAGAAAGAATGCCATTACTACTATGCCCACCACATACATATCCGTACGTACTACTATTGTTAGTACTTAAGCCTGTTCTATCCTCACTTAAATTGCCTACCTGACTTACTGAGCCATTATCGAATGGAAATTGGAAACGGTCTAAGATGCTATACCAACTACCACATACATAACCGTATGTACTACTATTGTTAGCACTCGACCAACTTCTACGTCTACTCAAATTGCCTATCAGATTTGCTGTACCTTCATCAAACGGAAATTGAAAGCGATCTATAGTAGAAATCCAGAAGATTTCTGTTCCACCACATACATAACCATGTGTACTGCTATTATTGGCGCATAGTTGTTTTCTGTTCCTACACAAATTACCTACGTGGTTTGCAGTACCGCTATCAAATGGAAACTGAAAGCGGTTTATGACTGAGAGGATTTGACTACTATATCCTCCGCATACATAACCGTATGTACTACTATTATTAGCACTTGACTCTTTTCTACTTCCACTCAGATTGCCCACCTGATTTGTTGTACCACTATCAAATGGAAACTGGAAGCGATCTATGGTAGAGAAATAGTTACTACTACGTGATCCTCCACATACATAACCATAATTTGATCCAGGTCCATATCGCTGTGTCGTTAGATTTGAGTTTGTACACATATACACTCCTCATTTTGGAGATTTTTTGTACGTTTTTGTGTTTTGTTTATTATCTTATTAGTTACAATTACACAAACATTGTTACGAAGTCTACGCCATCTGTAGCACCTAATAACGCTCTATCTTCGCTTAAGTTGCCTACCAGATTTGTTGTACCATTATCAAATGGAAATTGGACGTGGTCTATGGTAGAGAGATAGTAGTTGGAATCTTCACCTCCGCATACATAACCGTATGTACTGCTATTGTTAGCACTTGAGAAACGTCTATTTCCACTTAAATTACCAACTTTATTTGCAGTTCCACTATCGAATGGAAATTGAAAACGGTCTATAGTAGAGATACTGTAAAAGCCTCTATAACCGCCATTCCAACCTCAACCATAGTTAGATCCAGACCCATATCGTTGTGTTGTTGAATTTGAGTCTGTATACATTATACGCCCTCCATTTTTTTTAGGGATTTTTGTATGCTCTTTTTCGTCAACTTGTAGTTAGTGATGTTGCAAGATCTGAGAATATTTGTTGGTATACTTTTCTTAGTCGAAGGTGTTCTATGAGCGTATCATCATCGATTTCGTCGTATAGTAGATCAGCAAGATCGTTCTCGTCGTCGGTATTGAGAATCTGTGAAGCTATCGTAGGATCTAATTCGTATGTATCAAGAATATCACTTGTTGCTAAAAGAATGAACATTGTTGACTGAAGTTCAATGTCTACGTAGAGATTAGGTGACTTCCATAGTACATCGATGTTAGGAACGCTTACCTTCGATTTTGCGAATAGCTGCTCTATGTTGCTTTTAACTAACTCAGTCACTGGTTGCGTATTCTGACAGATCGTAAGTCTTATGTACGGCTTACCTTCTTTCGAAATATAAGTCCACCCGGATGGAAAATATCTTTCTAATGTTTTTGGTTCTCTCGTAAAGAGATAGCGGAGTATGTACTTCTCTAATCTATTTTCAATTACGCTTTCCGCGATTGCTCGAACTTCCGGTTTTCGTTCGTATAGTTCTTTAAGAGGTATCATCTTCTTACTCTCCTTTCGTTGTTTGATTAATTGAGACGGCATTGGAAGATTTAAGTACTTTGCATACTGACTTGCGACTTCGAATGAAAACGGATAGTCAGGGAAATGTTTTACAAAGAGAGCATGTACGCTAGGCCGCGAATAACATGTTTCGTAGCTTAAGAACTCGTCTATGAGATTCTGCCACTTCGTTTCGAAGTCGGGGTATTCGAATCCCAATGCGAGTTCAAGTAACTTGCCCGGAAGGCCTAGTTTCTTAGCTCGTGTCCTCCAATTTGTAGGTAGTTCGAATCTCCGTATAGCACCCGCTAATGTATAACCCCGTAGGTGTAATTCCAAAGCTTTATGATATCTATGTACGAATTCTTCATCGGACATTCGCATTAATATACCTCCATTTATCTTATAACATGTCTATACGAAGACGGAAATCGTATACAATAGTCCTCGAGGAAGTCTTGTAATCTTCCCCGAGGTAATTTTGTAGTCGTATTGATATAGTAAGAATGTATAGTGTATGTTCGCTTACTACAATTGATAGTTATTATTCCGGGATATGTCATTCCGTCTCTAGTTTCTATACGAACAGGCATATCGAATATTGGTTGCTCTGTAAGAAGATGATATCCTGAGTCTTGTATCGTAACTTTGACATAGCGTGTTTCGATTGTATGTAATTGTGAGAAGAATGAGATAGCCGGAGTCGTAGCATACGAGACGATAGTAAGAGTGGCGGTTATACAAAGAAGTATTATAATTATATCCGATAGAGTTAGTTGACGTCTTTTTCTTCCCATGTGACAGTTAGTTCCTTCTTAAGAAGAAGATTGTAGTCGGAGTATACTCTAACACTAATATCCTTTTTGTTTGGACCTAAACTAATAAGTGCAACTTCTTCTTCGATCGCTGACTCAATAGCTACAGGATCGTAGTATTTCAAGTCTGTACTGCCAATATTTGGTTCTAGTATGTAAGTGTTAGGATTAACATCATCCTTCATACGAACGATTCTTAGTGTCACTTCATCGTCAACGATATCATATAAGATTACGTATATATTATCTCTTAAGGATTTTTCTTGTGGCTGTTTGTCATTTGAAGTCATTGATAGGATCCTCCTTTTTCAAAGATTTGTGCCGAATGCTTAGTTGATAGCTAAACATTCGGCACTCTTATAACTAAAACATTTCGTACTCTTCTACTATTCTGGTGTCTGTCCGTCGCTTTTAGCTAGTACTTTAATGGGCTCTAGACCGGTGAACTCTTTGACGTTGCATCCTTCTATCTCGTTCTCTCCAGTCTTCTTTGGTAATAAGATGTCTCTGTAGACGATATGTAGATAATCTCCGTTGTAGTTTTCTTCTTGGAGCTTCTTTCTTATGAATTCGATGTTCCATAATACCTTCTTTCGTATGCCCTCGGGTAATTGTGCTATAGCACCAAACGTTCCTGTATCTACTCTACCCATCGTACGGAGCTGTACTTCTGCATCCTTTGTGAAATACATTACAAAGTATACCATTTCAGCTTCTTCAAAGCTCAGACCGCTTTCTTCTACTTCTTTCTTAAGACGGTCTATTAGTGTTTGATGCATCGCTACTTTCAACATTGCATCTTTTACTAAGTGAATTGCGTTCTCAAGGTCTCTTTGCTTCTTTTCGAGTTCGTATCTTAACTTACCTATTCGAAGTTCTAGTCTCCGTCTCTCAAAGTCATCTGTTACGGATGCGAGCTCGTTCTCGAGCTCTTCGAGTCTCAATTTCGTCTGCTCTACTTTATAATATGCTTCTGCGTGTCCATCTTTTGCGGCATAGAGTGCTCTCAGTCTACCGTCTAGTTCTAACATAGCCTGTCTCAGTTTGCGGTGTGGTGTGAAGTGGATTTCGTATTGTACGCATACATCTTGAAACAATGATTGAGATACTGGAATTTCTGTAAGTATGTCTCCGTATAGTTGTGGCAGTGTTTTATTCTGAGAAATTATATCTGTGACCTCCACCAGTTTCTGATTAAGTTCAACGGGCAGAGATGATACAAGTTGCTCGTCTTTAGCGAGTGCATTGAAAATATTTTTAGTAATGTTTGTTAGCTCTGTGAGCTCTGTGGTCTGTTTTTGCTCTTCCATCAAATCCCTCCTTTTTACTTTAAAGTTTTGTTTGTATTACTTCGAATCCTAAGCTTTCGTATGTCTTTCGCCTCTTACGGGCCCATCTACTTGGTAGTCTTCCACGATCTAGAAAGTCGAATACGATGCCTACATCCTTTCCCATTTTACGTCTGACACGGCCAGCTTTTTGTCCTAGACTAATAGACGTAGTCTCTCGTGAAGTATTCACTACTGCTTTCAGATTAGGTATGTCTAAACCTATCCATCCAATTGTAGTTACGATACCTTCTAACTTTTCGTTTCTGAGATCGTCGAAGATTGTGTCTCGCTCGAGTGAGGTAGATGTAATGAGCGGAATCGAAAGCTTTTCTGAAAGTGTTTCTCCGTATTTGATTCTATCAACAAATACGAGATAAGGTGTCAACTTTTCTTTCCTGAGGATATTTATTAGCTCCACAATCGCTTCTTGACGCTCTACGTCTTCCAGTAGTTGTTCGTAATCTTCGGGATCACTCCATCTTGCGTTGCTACAGTAATCTACTAGAAAAACTTTTACGGGTACTATTCTTTCTATTTCTCCTTGATAGGTTACGATATGGGGAGAGAACACACTTAGTGTTCTTAAGTCTGCATTATCAGAACGACCTATTGGTGTACCGCTGAAGCCTAAACGAATCCAGGCATTCGGAAACAGATGGCTTATTCTGAAGAACGAATCGGCTCCGTAGAAATGAGCTTCATCACTAATCATTACTTCTATCTTTTTGCCTTCTTCTTTGAGGAAGTCGAATCGAGAGTTCAGTGTGCCACTTGTTGTTACTATTATACGTTTATCAAAAGTAGTGTGAGATGTGTTCCACATAACTCGTATGTCTGTTGTGTATTTTGTAATATGCTCAACAACTTGACTAAGTATCTCTTGAGTAGGAGTGATTATGATAGTTGGTCTATCAATATATGCCGCAAACGTTGAGAATGTATACGTCTTACCAGCACCTGTAGGTACATTAACGATAGCACGTTGATAGCGTAAGGCATCACGCATTATCTGTTTCTGGTATGTATCGAGAGGAATATTTTCGGGTAGAGTAATTGGTATGCGTTTAGGACGAAGATCGGCTATCTCTACTTTGAACTTACTTGTTATGATGTGCAGTAGGCCTGTAGGAAAGACTTTCGTCTTACCGTGAATCAAGTAGTGAGGAATAGCAGTCCATCTTCCTCTTATAAACGTTTGAGTTTTATAAGAGAGAAGAGACCTAATCTGTGTCCATTCCTCTTTAGTATGCTCTTTTAGTACTGCAAAGTTCTCATCTCTGACTTCGATCTTCATTGGTTTTTCTATGTACTTCTTTTTCGTTCTCTATGTCGTCAAACAAGTTAAGTTGCGTAGGTTGTTTTTCTGTGATCGGTATTTGTTCTTGCTCGACCTCTTCGTCTTTGAGTAAGACACTCAATATTTTTTTCAGATTCTTCATATGTTCATATGTCATTTATGTCCCTCCTTTATTTTGATCATACAAACATTGTCGTAAAGTCTACTCCATCGGTAGCGCTTAATGCATCTCTACTTCCACTCGAATTACCTACATAATTTGCGGTACCACTATCGAATGGAAACTGAAAGCGGTCTATAGTGGAGATACTGTCGTTAGTATTACCGTGCGTATATCCACCACATACATAACCGTAATTAGATCCGGGTCCGTATTGTAATATTGTTGTTGATTCTGTATACATATACGTTCTCCATTAGAGACCTAACGCAGCTCTTTGTACGTTTTTTGCTGCGCCTTCGCATGCTTTCTCGAGCAGTTCTCTGTCTTTATTATTAACTTGTGAGAACTTTGCAGATGTGACAGTCTCTCTTCTGTCGAAATATAGATCGTATTTCTCAATTTGTCTCTCAGCTCTTATACGCTTGTGTGTACAATCGATTATAACGTTAACGTTCTGATTTTGGGATACGATTACTCCGGGAATGCTGACTTGTAGCGTTGGTGAAAATTCATATCTGTATGAGAAGACCGCGTATTGCGTGAGTAACGTAATTTTATAGTCATCGATCTTAATTGTCGGATGTTGAGTATTAGCACGTAGCTGTTTACATCCAACGAGTGTTAGTACTAGAAATAAAATTGCTAATGTTAGTAGGCGTTTCATTTTTCTTCTCCTTGTTTTGCTCTAAAGAGAGCATATTCACAAACTCTTTCCACTAGGTTTTTAGGATCTAAACGAGGAAAAGTTCGAGTAATATGTTGTCCAACGAGTTCACCATTTACGAACTCGCTTTTATAGAGAAAGTATGTACCATAATGACAATCGATATGAATAGCCCAATCATACCCTGAGAGAGGAGGAGTTTTTACACTTAATCCTTCATTCGTGATGTAATATTCAAGTGAATTTGTGTGAAATGTTATTCGTGTTCCAAACTCTTCGAATTGTAGTATTTGCGGAAGTTCTGGGGGTTTTGCTTGCATAGTATCGTTACTCTTTCCGCTACATCCTCCTAATAATAAAACTAAGAAGAGAAGTAAAGGTAGTAACCTTAACACTGTTTTGCCCTCCATTCTTATAAGTAATTTTTCTAGTTGAAAACTATCGTTGTTGGCGTTCGAGTTGTTTCATTAGGTTAATCACTTTCTGCGCTTGTTCGTGCCCTCTTGGATCGTTGAGCTCGTAGCCTTTGTAGAGTTTGAGAGCGGTTAGAAGGTCTCCTCTAGTTATCCGTAATTTCTCCTTAAGAATTCGGATGCCCAATCGTATATTGATGTCTTGATAAGGAATATGCCAAGGAACTTGTGTAAGTCCGTAGTAGTTCTTCGGAGAGACAGCATTCGGACGAAATGAAGATTCCGAGTAGATAAGTGCTGCTACTAGTGATGGTGGGAGTCCTTCATCTCTGCTAATCTCTACAATCTTTTGAGCTAACGTTGTCTGAATCCGAAAGAACTGAGAGATTCGATCTACTTCTATGTTTTCAGGAATACTCGGATTGAATGGTGTTATAAGTACAGACGTCTGTAGCCACAAGAGAAGTGATAGCACGAAGACAACTCCACTTATACCTACTCTTACAATGAACATCATTTCTTCAGAAGTCTTTCAGTTACGTCGTAAACTTTATGCTCGTACACAAATCCACCTACTTGAATACTCTCGTTGATTCGCCACTGGAAGAATTTATATGAGATAAAAGAACCTAGGAACATACCGATGAGAATCCACATAACTACTATACCGAATTTGCGCCCAATCCATTCTTTTGTTTTAGCTACAATTGTTGACTTTGGTTGCCCTTCAGTAATTAATGGATATGGTACATCAGATACGTTTGTAAGTTTTTGCTCTTCCATATTTACCTCCGTTCTAAATTACTTTACGTTTTGAATCAAATGAAGTCTGGGTGAGAAGTTGAAGCCTCTCTCGATCGCTTCTTTAAGGACAATATCCGCATTCAGTATATATTCCGTGTAGTTCCTGCTAAGAGGCATCAGGTAGATTTTGTCGGGATCTAATCCCATTACGTCGATAAAATTAAGAGTTGCTGATAACGAGGACTTATCCACAGGAAACTTAAAGATCGTGCGGGGTAGAGATGCTAGATACTGTAAGTGTTCTTTCGAATAGAGAGAAGCAAATACTACCTTTGGCGACACGTTGAGATACACATTAGGTCGTAGCTCGTATAGTTGCGGAATCAACAGGCCGTTTGTCTCGATCTCGATCGTAAGCGTTGAGAATGTCTCGAGAACTTCGTCTAAGCAGTCTTTCTTGAGAAACGGTTCTCCACCAGTTATAACAAGATGTTTAATATTTGATTCTTCTACAGTTTTTTGTATATCTTGTATAGTAAGACTATAATTCTGAATTGCTTTCTGTGGAGTATCACAAAATGAGCAGTTCAGATTACACTCTGTGTAGCGAAGAAAGAGAGCACGTCTGCCTACCCAGAACGCTTCTCCTTGAATACTTATAAAGTATTCTGCTAATGAATGTTGCACTATACTCCCTCCTCTAGAAATTTCATATTTTGAACGAAGTAGTTTGTGTCTATATCTTTATAGTTGGATACGTCGATAACTGTCTCTTTGTGCCATTCGTTATTTATGAATAACTGTGACTTTGCGGATGTAGTAAGTGCTATCGAAGTGTCACAGCTTTTGACGTTTTTGATTTTACGATAGAGTCGCAGTTCAAAAGGAGAGAGTGCACCAAGCAAGTGTATTTTGACAGATGGAAATAGAGAGATAATATGTGCTACTACACTGAACCTTTCTATGTTAGGTACATATGGCACACCAACCCAAGAGATACCTGAAGTTAGTATCTCTGCTAATCCATCAAGATAGTCAAGCCTAATCGATGATATTACAAGAGCTGCAGTAGCTTTCTGTGAATCCGAAAGTGAGGGTAAGATACTTTTTGTAAGTGATATAGTACCTTTTGGATCGTTGAATATATCCGGGAGAATCCATAGAATAGGTTTGACTTCGTTGACAGCTTTCAAATACTGGTCGATAGAAATCGGACAATGCTCAAAGACAGCGTTATCAAAGAAGATTTTATGGTTAAGTCTATCAGAAGATTGTAGCCAATCTCTCCAACGAGCATCATTTTGATAGTCACTTGCTATAACTGCTATATTCTTAGTAAGGTGTTTGTGTTCAAACGGGATCCGATGATGAATTATCATGTCTTCACCTCTTTCGTAGTTTTGGCAATAATAACATTACTTCCTCCCTACTACGAAGAGTTATTACTATAGAGGATAGTAGAAAGGAACTCTTCGTAGTAAGGATCTTCGTAAATACTATATACTAAAGGTATACATCATACTTTTTATTGTTCGACATTCTCTTCTACAACGTTTTCAACATCTTCTTCGATCTCATTTATATCATTAGTCGTCGAACGCATCAAAGTCGCCCGCGTCATAGTCGTACGTATCATAGTCGTACGTATCATAGTCGAACGCACTAGAGTTGTGTGTATTATCGTTGTGTGTATCATTTGTATCATTAGTCGTTGATTGACAGGCGTGTGCATCATCGTTGTACATAGCATCTTCGATCTTATTTATATTATTAACTGCTAGTTGGTGGGCGTACACATCATTTTCTTTGATCCCATTTATATCATTAGTCGCTAATTGATAGACGTGCACATCATTTTCTTTGATCTTATTTGTATCATTAGTCGTTGGTCGGTAGGCGTACACATCATTTTCTTCTAAGAGTATTCGATATGGAATTCTTCTGAAAAGTTTCTCTGTGATCATCGTCTCAATTAAAGTTTTCTTCTTGAGCAAAAGAAGTCCGCTCTCAGTACGTTTTACACTAACGTCCCCTAATTGATAAAATGCTGTAGCTTTACCTACAGCTGCATCCCAACCAGATATATAGTCAATACCAGAATGAAGATAGAGTGTAAATTTACCTTTTGTGAATGGTGGAGCACACTTGTTTTTCTGTACGTCGAATCCTACTACCATCTTTGATTCATCTTTTGAGTATCGACTTAAGTTCACTAATATCGAAGAGTGGAACTTAATAGGTTTCTCGCCTAAGTAGGTTGTTGTGCCCGTCATAGGATCGATCTTTGGCTGCACGATCATCACAATTGTGACATTCTTTTCTGCTATATCTTTTGGTATCGTACGAAGAAGACGAGAGAGAATACGCGAATGTCTTCCCATTAGTTTGTCTTTATCTTCACGTTCTGTAAGTTCAGCTTCTAGAGGCGTACTACTTATGGTGTCCCAAACGATTAACAGTTTATCCTCAGGTTTAGCAACTTTCAACGTTGTGATTAAGATTGACTCAGTCTTCTCTGCGGTCAGTACGTCTCCCCTCCAATTCTGTAATACAGCAATATCTTTCGACTTGATAGGAACGTTGAATTGAGTTAGTCTGAACTTTTCATATGTGAACTCGGTATCGATTATCAACGTCTTTCCGCCTAATCGTAGATTGTTTCTTGCTAAGATTACGCCTATCGAACTTTTGCCTGTGCTATAAGTTCCAACAATAGCAGATAATCTACCTCTGGGAAATCCGCCTATACCTAATGCGATGTCTAACGGAATTATATTTGTTGGTATAACTTCTGTTACTTCAGAGACATCTGTTTCTTCTACTGTAGGAATCTGTAGTTTTTCGAATAGGGATGTCATAGTTCCTCCTTCTTATTCAGAAAGAAGGAAGAGAATGCTATCCTCTTCCTTCTGACAATTACTACTTATTGTTTCTTAAGTTTCTTGAGAATGTCTTGTACGCTCTGAATGTCTTCGATCGTAGGTTGAGACCCTATGAGTGGCGGCTCGGTTGTCTGTAGAGTTTGCGGTGTTGAATCGAGACCAACGAGTGATTCATCGATGTCAAGCATTTGGAGATACCCACGCTCCTTTAGGTCTGTGACAACTGCGTTGAATATATCTGGCGGTAGGTAAGCTTCGAAATTCCTGATAAGTGAAGACTTTGTTTCTTCTATTCTTTTCTGTGGTATTTCTTCAAGTGGTATTAAGGATTCATATTCTATGTTGTAATCCGGGAGTGATGTTAAGTCTAAAGGCTCTTTCGGAAGTATTTCGTATTTTGTATTTCTTCCTTGTCCTGTCCTTTGGAGCAGTAGCACAATTCCGTGCTTTGGATCGAGTATGTCGTAGTTTCTCGCAAGTAAATTAAGTTTACTTGCTATCATCGGCCCAAATGAGAAGAGCTTGATAAGTGGTTGTGGATTCGTAAGGTCGGCAACGTATACCATTCTCATTTCTCTTGCAGCCCAATCTTGGAGATTGTACTTTGACGCGATATAGCAGATAGGACATCTCTGTCCGAAGCAAGCTGCACTCCATTTAATGAAGTGCTCTCTCATCTGCGTAATTGGTGTGCCTTTCACAACGATTCTGATTAAGTTTTGTCCCATTTGTGGTACAAAATAACTAGCGCTCTGTGAGACAGTTGTACCATCTAAAAACTCCTTTAAGTAGTTTGATGATGGTGCTGTTTGTTTTTGCTGTGACATTACTTCCTCCATTTTTGTTTCATTCTTCGTCTAGAGCTCGTTGCAGCTCTAGTAGCGCATAGCCGGCTATGTCTAGCCACGCGTTTTCTTCTCCTTTATTGCCGTGAGTAACTCTACAGAGTTTGTCGATTGTTCGTGTAATCGCGAGCATATGCTGAAGATCTTCGCGTGAGAAAACGAACTTTCCGTTTTCGATTTTGTGTCGAAAGAGAACACATAGTACTTCTGTCGTAACCGTATATGTGTCTCCGTATTCGATATGTTTTCGTTCGAGAGTGTCAAGTAGCGGCTCGAGTATTTGTATTAATCTCTCACGAATTGGGAGAAGTTTAGATCTCTGTTGTCCCATGGATCACCTCCTTCTAATTTGATAATTCGAACATCCGTGATTTGTGAGATAGTATTTGCAAGTTTCTGTACTTCTTTTTCTTTGACGTCACTATCTAGAAGTATTAGTATTTGTGTTGGACGTTTGCACGCTAGAAATGTGAATGTCGGTTTAGAGATCTGTTTTCCAAGTAGTGCGACCACATTCGGATAGCTACGTCTGACTGCGAATAGATCGAAGATTCCTTCTACTAGAATAAGCGGCTCGTTGAAGTCAACATATTCATGCCCGAACAAACGGAGCTCTTCTTTCGAGAGAATTCTGTATTTTGGCTCGGTGTCATCTATTGCTCTACCTACTATCGGACGTGAGAATAACGAGAATACATAAGACGGATATATCGGACAGCTCATTGGTCTGAATTGTAGTATCTCCGTTGGTCGTAAGCGAGTCTGAAGATATTGTATATGTTGTTGTGAAGGTTGACGAAGATCGAAGTTCTCGAGTATATGTTTAGGAGTCTGCTTCTGTTGTGGTGAATTATCAGTTTCATATCTTCCACGAATACCACAACGGAAGCAGTAAAAACAACGTTTCGATGTAGACACGTAAAGATGTTCTTTCGTATCACTACAGAAAGGACAGTTTGTTCGAAACTCGTCCTCTCTGATCCAACGTCCTGTAAGATTACGAAGAACTAACATTATTACGTTAACAATTATACTTGTGCTGATTCTGTTGTTAGTGGTGGCTGCGGCATCTCTTTCTTTCGAGCTATCACTATTGGTTGTTTTACACTGAGTATCGCACTGACTTTAACGTTAGCTGCTCGTATCACATCGATATCCACACCGCTTTCTTCTGCACGAGAGATTATGTATGTTGCGTGGTTCCATACATCCCATTTCTTTAGCGTATCGTGAATTGCAGTCCTTCTCCAATCTAAAGGCTGGATCTGTACAGCAAAGATACGCCTGTTTTCTGAGTCAACAGATGACGTTGGTTGTGTGTGTAGTTCATACGCTTCGAAGATATCGAGAAGAGCTTCTTTAAGTGTGTTATGATGCTCTGGTTGCTCTGGTAGCGACTTTACTGCGGAGTATGCTGTAAGGATATCTTCAGCAACTGCTTTCTCATTAACTAGTGCTCTTAGGTGGGCACGTAGTTGCATTACTGTTGGTATCGTCGTGTTTGGTTTTGTAACAAGTTGTTGGAGATTCACGTTCTTATCCAGAAACGTATTATATGAGTATGACTTCTCTGGGAAGTATGCTCTGTTTACACAAACCATTCGGAGTAGAGATGTGAACTCAGTCCATTTTCTGGATAGGAAGTCTACTATAATATGCCTGTTTACTTTAAACATCTCATTTTTGAAGACCTCGATTTCATTTGAGAGAGGAGTTGGAGCGTCAGCAATCCACGTACGAAAGTCTCGAGTAATGAAGCCGTGGTCTGTAAGTATCTTAGCCCACGTAGTTGCAGTTTCGCAAGGATAGTTCGTATATTTTGTAAAACCTATCATTTTACCTTCGTATGTTAACATACTAAATTTGAGGTTTCTGAACTTAGGCCCTTCCAATAACGAGAAAAGGAGCTCCGGCTTTCTTTTGACACGTGATAGGTTCAACACGTCTACTAACGTTGGAAGATGAGGTTCATATACCTCCCGATTTGTTATGATCTCGTCGCCCGAGACCTGCTGAAGCGTATACATTTTAGCCCTCCTGCTTGTTTTTGTTTATTTATGGAATAAAAATGCGTATACTGAGGCCTACGTAGAATAGTTTCTGCAGAATGGTGATTAGTTTTGTTTACTTCTCTTCGTATACTCTACATCGTTCATATTTCTTTAGCATTCTGCCGAATTCGATGAGCTCACTCGAGAAAGACCCCGCCTTGTTTCGATTAAGTTCTTCTTTCATCTTTACGATATCGAATGCTTGTCCTCCTAGCTTCGAGAGCTCACACCAAATCAGTTTGCTATCGTGTTTAAGAAATCTGCACGTACGACAACGAGGCTGCATGTCACCGTTAGTATAGTTATCTAATATAACTCTCGCGTATTCTACCCAACGATTCCTATAAGTTGAGAGGTTGTCGTTACCGTTGTTATCGTTAGCAGTTTTGACTTTCCATAGCCAACCATCAAATTTATTACCTTGTCGCATAATCGTTTTTGTTACTTTGTCTTTCAGATAACGGTTGGCTAGAAGTCGGAAGGCTACGGCTGTGATCCCGAACGTCTTCTGAACTTCGTTAAGAATATCTCTTGCCGCAAGCCCGTCTGGGTGCTTAGATAATAACACTAGAACGAAGTCTACGATCTTCGCACTCTTATTCACTTCGCTTCCCCCTCCGTCTAGTGTATCGGCTCTACTTTATCGTATACGTATAGGATAACTACATATCCTAATTGATTGAGAGCAACCGTTAGGAAGTACAGAGCAGCGAAAAGTAACGGGAGTATTCCTATAGTGTGTAGTACACCAGCGAGAACACCCGCTGTTACAGATGCGTACATATTCGAATCTCGTACGAAGTCTACGAATGCGGTTCGTGGAAATCTCGCTTTCAGATATCCAGCACAAATCTTCGCACCAAATATGTATGAGAGTGATAGCCATGTTCGTAAGAGTAAGTATATAATGATTGCGGTGTTAGAAACTGACTCAGGCAATACGAACTTTGTTAAGACTACGACTGCAAAGAGAAACTCTAACGATGTAGTTACTATGAATGTATGCATTTTTCCTACCTTCCAGTGCTTCCTAGTCCACAGTCACCTCTCATATTCCCATCAACCTTAAACTCTTCGATAGACTTCACACTCGTAAGTCGGGCGTAATGAACGGGTAAGAGAATCAATTGTACGGGACGTTCGCCTGCTTTTAGCGTAAGTGGCTGTTTGCCTACATATGTAGTCACAACTCGAAGTTCTCCTGTATAATTAGCATCGATGATTGCTAACGCTACTAGGCCTAGTCTCCTATACGATGAGCGTGGTACTATGTAACCAAAATAGTTCTTCGGAATCAGAATACGTGTATCAATTGGCAGTTCTTTTGTTTCGAGAGGTTGGAACGTAATGTCTTCGTAGATGTAGAGATCGATTCCTGCATCGTCGTCATAGCCTTTCGAAGGAAATTTAGATTTTTCAGAGTAAACTAGTAAGTCTTCCATTGCACCTCCATTTCTTACTCCTTGGTCGCTCTGTCCCTTAGTTGTTTTAGTTGTTCAAATGTTATATAGTTCTTAGTTATTTCTATACAATATTCATAGAAATCACAATACGAACACCCGAATGATTTCTGGAATACACCGCGATTGATCAGCTTCACACCCAGTTGAGCTAATGTGTACGCATACTCGAAGTCAGATGTGCTTAACGTTCGTTCGTACTCCATACCTTCGACATTCAGTATAGATACACGAATTGGCGGTTTTGGAAGTTTTAGTGAATAAGTGACTAAGAAACTATACAAAGGAAGCTGGGATGAATAGAGGTAGTGCTCTACATCCTTTCCCGTTTTTAAGTCAATTATTTTTAGTGTTGTGTCCTCTAGCTGCACAATTACGTCTGGCTTTCCACTAAGTATGAAGCTTCCATCGATAGGTATTTGTAATCTCTGTTCTGCTAGAACAATTTGTTTGGTGTAACTATTCCACCACTCTTGAATCTTCGTTTGAAACTGTGTGAGATCATCGTTATACGGGGAACGAGGAGGCAACGATGCTACAGAAGCATCAGCAGTAATAACTTTATGGAAGACATCATGCAAATACGTTCCTCGTTCTGCGGCTAGCGAAGACTTCTGCGGAAAGTCTAGTATCGAGAAACCGAATCTGGCTTCACACGTAGTAAGAAACTCTAAGTTCGTTACTCGTATCACGTTCGACATCTAATATTATCCTCCTAATTAATTCATCTAATGGTTGGACTAAGAAACTATCGTATAACTCTTTCTCAGTACCTTCGAGAGGATGTAAATCGTACCAAGTAGGCCCAACTTCAGGGCTTGTTAGTAGGTACATACCATATCGAGGTAGCTCCATCACTTTCTTCATAATTGCAGCAGCCAGACTTGCCAACTCTTTTTTCACGAGAGTGTAAATAGCGTCGTGGATAGTGAATAAGATTCTCCAATTCTCCAAGCCAACTTCTTTCATAATAAGATGTAGATCATAAGCTGCTAAATGACAATAGATAGACACTTCACTTTGAATTGGAAAGTTAAGTGCTTGTCTAGCATTCGAAGATGCAAATTGTCCTTCCCAAATTTTGAATCTCCTAACAGCTCCAAATCTATTCACTAATCTTTTATTTGTTTTAGCTACTGCAATAAAACTATCGAGAGTATGAAAAAGTCTAGGATACGTCTTTCTGATCCCGTTAACAATTTTCATAGCCTCTTCATATGAGATGTTCAAGTCTCGAGCAACGGCGTGTTCCGTACCACCATATTGTAAACAAAACCATACAAGCTTTGCTGTCGTCCGCTGATCTTTTGTTACCTGATCTTCAGATATACCAAAAACGCGAGCAGCTGTATATCTATGCTGATCTTTTGTGGGATCTAGAACAAACTCAATTACTTTCGATTCTCCACTAATACTTGCAGCGTGAAACGCTTCCGCACTTTCGTAGTCTGATCCTAGAATGACATATCCTTCAGGAGCAGCAAATAATTTCTTTAGTTGAGAACCTCTTGGTATATTGTGGATGTTCGGATTCTCTGTATTGATACGATATGTCTTAGATGCATGTAGCTTAAACACAGGCGAGACACTAGGAACTTTCGTATATGCATTCGTGTAAATATAATTGCTCAATTGGCGTATGTATGTATCTCTTAGTTTTTCGAGCTTTCGTATCTCAAGTATTTTCTGAGCTAAGAGTGCCACTTTCTCGTTTTCAGCTTCTGATAATTTCTCGATTACGTCCTGCGTCAACTTCATTCTACCCGTATCTGTTTTACCTGTCTGCTCTTCTGTAACTCCTAATAATCTCAATACGTTTGCTAGTTCTTGAGTACTCCTATGCCTGAATGATGATCCTACTATAGCAAATAATTCTTGTTCGAGATTTGAGATCTCTGTAGAGAAATGTTTGTTGAGTTCTATCATCTGGTATACGTCAATAGGAGCGCCAAACTTATTGATATCGATGAACATGTTAAGTACAGGAAGTGTGAATATGTTATGGAAATTGATTACGTGGGCGTACTCTGGGTGTTTCTGTTGCGCGAGATAAACTTTATAAGTATAGTATGCGTCAGTAGCATTGTACTCCAAGAATGTGCTTAAATCTTCTTTGTGTTCTTTGAGATGTGCAGCGAGATCTTTGATTCGCCAAAACTTATCTCCTTTCTCTTTGAAACCTGGAGGAGCACCTACCATACGAACAGCGAGTATATTCAGCCCTAGCTCTCCTTCTTCGTCAAGTAAGTGTTGAAATTGCATTGTATCCCAATATACGTCACATTCTAGATCCCACCTATAGTTTATCATGCAGATATCGAATATAGCGTTGTGTGCGATTAGTTTTAGTGTAGGTAGGACTTGTCTTAGTTTGTCTATTAGATAAGGATGCGTAAGAACAGGGAACACCCAAGTACCTAAATTATTACTTATTGCTACAGACACAATCTCGTCTTCGAAACCTAATCCCGTTGTTTCTATATCTATAGCACATATAGGCTGCTGTCTAACTTTCAGCTCGAACTCATCAAATTTTGCAAGACTATCTACAACTTCGAATGAAGGTAGTGAGTGTTTGAATTCTTCTCCAGATAGCACTCGTTGAAGCTGATTAACATGATCTCTGTACTGTCTGTCAATCCATAACGATCCAGAACGTAAAACGGATGCTGGATGTTTCAATACGAATATATTGTGGTGAGTGATCTGCGAGTCTATACAACCGCCAGCATAGTCGTCAATTCTAAACGTTTTCAGATGAGTAGTAGCTCTCACAGCAACTTTACCTGCTGCTATTACAAGCAAGTCGGGTAACTGTTTTAGTTCTTCATACAAGAGTGGTGTACAACAAGTTAACGCTTCTGTAGTAGGTTCAGCATCCTTCGGAGGTCTGCATTTGACTGAGTTCGTAACATATATGTCACTTCTAACGACATTTATTTCTCCTAAACGTTTCCACAAATACTTACCCGCTGGACCTACGAACGGACGCCCATCATCTACTTCGTCGGCTCCAGGAGCTTGTCCTACGACAATCAATCTCGGACGATCTTTGTTAGTATAACTACTACCTACCCATTGATCCTCTAACTCATAATACGGACACTTTTTACATACTTCTTCTCTAAAGAGATGATACCACTTATAACAAAGTTCTTTGTCGTAGGTGTCCACTAAACTTGCAACGAGTTCAACCGTAGGAGGATGTAACTCCAGAATATCTCTCTGCGGTAAGTCTCGTAAGTATGATCGTGCAAGAGTAGTACCGTCAACTTCAGCATGAGGATGCGGCGGCTGTTTTGTGGGATCTGGCGTCCTAAATAGTAATGCCCACCAAAGACCACAAATTATCTTCCTGTTGATATCTTTCACTTGCATTCTACACCTATTCTTAGCTGTGATTGTACGTAATCATCCTCAATTGTCGGATCTATAAGATCAATGACTTCGTCTATCTTAAAGAGCGTATTTGTATGAACATAGTCACTTCCAGATAGGATAGAAACGAAAGCGTTATGATAATCTCTGAACTCTTCGCATTTGTCGGCGAGCGTCTCTAAAACGTATGCTATTTCGCGGTATATAGCTTTCAACCTCTTTCTTAGTCTGGACTTCTCGTTTGTAGCTTGCAGTTTCTCATATGTATCTAAGAGCATCTTACGTAGCTGTTGTAACTTACTCTTCGAACGTACGAGAATCTGCCGGCGTTGTCTTCTCTCGTAGTATCTGTTTGATCTCAGCAATAGGAGATCTTCTTTGACATAACTTTGTAGTTCTCGCCAAAGCTGACTTAAGCCTTGACTGTTCACTTTAAAGATTTTGCACAACTCACATGAATCCCTCCAACTCCAACCGACGTTTAGCAAAATAAAGAGAGCTTTATGTTTCGGCGTTAATTTGCTCGATGTTAGTACAGCTCTAGCAACCTCTTTTCGTAGCAGACAATAATACGGATCTGTAGTGTGAGTATCTGGTACGAGAGTAATGTCGTTGTCTCCATACATATCGACGGTATTGAACCAGTTTCGTCCTACGGTAAGTAGACACTGTCGTGTGTTCAATATTTCGGTTCGTATGTATTTAGCTAGCAACGGTTTATGGACTCCCATAAACTTACCAGCTAAAAAATCTTTAATGTATTTAGTAATGCCGTATAGTGTAGCCGATACAACCTCATCTTCGTCAAGTGGAAACGTCTCTGTGTTCCGAGCTACTGTCTGAGCCCATGCAAGCAATTTTTTCATTTATAGCCTCCTTTCGCTCGGTTAGAAACTGTATATAGTTTCTTCTACATTTTTCGCATCTCCGTATGAGCTCAGCAAGCGATTCAGATCTGTCTATCTTGCAATTCTTTATCTCGTAAGGCAAACGTTCGATGAGCTCTTGTTTATATTCTAAGGGAGTGCGATGTTTCATACCCCTACGTTCCATCTCTTCTGTTAACTCTTCATGTCTCACAAGAAATGAGCAAGGTTCAACAAGATTTCTTTTAGCGTAACCGTCAATCTTTACTCCCTTTTCGAGTGTACCGATGAACATATGAATCTCACAATGCTCGCCCAGTAAGTGCTGATCACACAAAATTTGAGGTTGAACCATCCACATCCGCATAACTAGTCTTTCTCTTTTAAGATGTTAATTATTTCTATGATCGCGTGTTGAGCACGTGTATGTGCATTCGTCTTTGTTTCATAAATATGCATTATCACACCCTTCGGATATTCGTATAGGACGACGAGAATATATTGTCCTCTGCCAGCAGGAAGCTCAATGAACAACGCATTCGTTTTCGTTGCTTTACCCGTATAATGTACACCTCCATTAGGAGTTACATGAACGAATGTATGTCCCCAGCCGATACTTGTATATTCAATTCTTTGTTGAATCTCTTCCGCTTTCTTCTTAGTTAGTGTAGCGCCTTGTAGTGTCATCTTTCCTCCTCTTCTATTTTCAATAGCTTCTAACCTCTTCGAGTACCATATCGATGACGAGATCATCGGTGATACCCATAATGGGTTGCTCCCACTCAATACGGTAATCGACATCTTCATGCGTATCTGTGCTACGTCTAGTAATTATAACATCTCCGAAACCTAATTGATCTCCAACAGTAATCTCAAAACGAATAGTACGTGTGCTAAATACCTCTTCGCTTAAAACTTTTACGGTTGCGTCTTCCATAACTGCCCTCCTTAGTAACTAACATTCGCCGCCTAAATCTGGACGAAATCTAAGAAACACAGGAAAAGACGCTTTCGACGCCTTTTGTTTAGACGGAAAGAGAACAACTTCTACACATTGTCCGATCAAGCTATTCCTATTCTCCCAAAACTCTTTTCTTTGTTTATCTGTGAAGCCACCTCCGACCTTAAACGTTGTTCCGTCTCTGTCTTGTACGATAAGCGCTCCTAAGACGTGAGTATACTTTCCCGTACCAACTTCCGCACCCACAACTTTGTATGCTTGCACATCTCTTTCCTTAAGCTTCAACCAAGCGTTACTTCGTTTGAAGAGATAGTAAGAGTTTGGATCTTTTATGATTGCACCTTCGAATCCTTCCTTCGTAAAGCGTTCGTAGTACTTATTTATTCCAGACTGATCAACTATGAAATACGGCACTTTCCTTACATACTTGCAATCCACATTTCGTAATACTTGTTCAAGTCTATGTTTTCTAGATAGAAGTGGGATATGAGAAGATCTTCGTCTCCACTCTTCGAGTGTCAAGTAGTCGAAGACGTTAAGTCTGATAGTGTGTATGTTAGGTGCTCCTGCTTTCGTAATCGCGGAGAGTGTAACATTCCAAGAAGAATCGAATGCTTCGCTATCATACACGCCATCCGGAAGCTTACAGTTAGCTGTTAGGAGTAAATTCTCTATATTCTCCACACGCTTCCCATTCCGTGTAAGAGCAATCACATCACCATTTTCTACTATCAATACAACACGAACACCATCGTATTTAGGTTCTATTATAACTTCATCCGGTAACTTCATTTTTGGATCATACAGATCTGCTAGCATAACTGGAACATCTGCGATAACTCCGGCAAATAATTTCTTTAGAGAATCTTCTCCAATCCCGATCTTTAAGTCTCTATTCAAGATTCGTACATACCATTTAACGTGATCCTCCACAGGAATAGAATTGAAGTATTGGAGTACGAGCATTCGTGCGTTCTTTGGTCGTTGCTGTAATTGTGTCAAGAGCTCCTTAAATCGAGACCAAGTTTGATTCGGGTCTTCTCGAATGGGTGCTGTCGGAATGTGCGTTTCTGATATAGGTGCCCTCACAAAATATTTCTTTTTATAATTATAAGTAAAATCAATAACCTCTTTCAATAGTTGCGAGTGAGGAGAGGTCAATAAAGATTGAAGTGCAGATAGTTTCTCGCGGAGTGTACGAAGATTTTGTATCTTTTCTAGTTCTCTAAAGATTCTGCTGATGTCACTCGACATGCTTCCTCCCGAATATAAGCTTCAAGTGCCGTCATACCTAATGCTCTAAGCCACCGCGTAAGTGGTATTGCGACTCTAGAAGCACATCTAGGACATTGAATCTCTTTGCTAGCGTCTCGATAATCAGACGGATCAAAGATAGCATCACAATCTATACAAACATATCCTCTATGCAGATCTACGAACATTACTTTCCACCTCCTGTATTTTTTGTGCCCGACTACCAGTCTCTGCTAAAATATACTCGATTGCAGTCGTATTGCGAGCTGTATACGTCTCCGTTATAGGTTGTGTTATATAATCTGACAACTTGAAAATCTTCATCGGGATCTGCAGTTCTTGGACGGTTTGCAAGTAGAGTCGCTCGAACTCTATGACAGCATTATCTAACGTAGAGTAGTTAGTAAGTCTTAGTGTCTCTCTACGAACGGGATCGTCTCGTAGAGGCTTGAGGAGTCGTGGAGGTATAGTATACTCAAACCCAAAAAGAAAACCAACAATAATAGCATCTTCCCATAAAGGCAATTGCTCTTTTAGAATAGACTCTACTTTTGTAACATTTGCGCCGAAGAACTTAGCGTAAACGAGAGCGTCAACTGGATGCCGATCAACTAAAACAATCTTCTCTTCTTTGAGAGCTTCTAAGATCATCTCGTGGCGTACATACATCTCGAATGTCGCGAGATCTTGAAGCGCTCCGTCTGTAAATCTACTGACAGGCGTCCGTGCGATTATCTCTCGGTACAACTCAGTAATAAGTTTTGTAGGTTTTTTGAGATGCTTTCGTAGCTCGTACAAAAACAACGATTTGCCCGTGCTATGCGTACCCGAGACCCCGATTAACATTCAATACTCTCCAGTCTTATAATTTTTGTTTATTTTTTGATGTCTAAATACTCGAAGTAAGGAATCTCAGCCTCCAACATTCTTAAGTTAATATTGTTCACTCGATCCGCCCATTGCGGATGCTTCCATAGACTTTTTCGTCTTCCCCATTTCTGTGACATTCTATACTTAACCGGATCGACATAACCTAAAGCTTTAAAGCTCTCTACTCTCAGCTTATCGCACCCGCAACTTCCGCAATATATTATCTTGTTATCTTCCTCTAGTTTAGGATAGTAGCAACTCGCAGTCATGTGAAGAGGTGTACCAGTTGCAAATGCAATCTCTAAAATCTCTTTTTTCGTTAGATGTACGAAAGGTGCTTCAAATCTCACCTTATGTCGCTGATTAAGTGATAACGCACTCACGTAGTCGAGATACTTGAAGAATGGGTAATTGTTATCTGGATAGCCACCCCCATCATCTAAATTACCAGATATAACTAAACGGCCGAGGTCTAACTCTTCACAAACTCCTAAACCAATAGCTGCAAAGATGAGATTTCTGGCAGGAACGTAACTGTATGTACCTTCGGCATCAAGTAGTCTAGCTGCTTTGTCGGGGATCTGTTTAGCTTTTAGTAGCACACTCGTGAAATGCTTGAATAAATCTTGTACATCAAGCGTTATTTTGCGTATGCCGTATGTGTCCGCGATCTGTGTGGTGACATAATCCTCAACGACTTGTGCTGCTTGTCCATAGCTAAAATGAATAAGTGTAACATCGAAACCGAGAACCTGATAGAGGCGTAGTGCGGTTACACTATCCATACCCCCACTACATACAACACCAACTTTATTAAAGTCTAGAGTTGTCTTTAGTGTGAATGGAGAAACTTTGATACCAGAAGGTTCATTTAAAAAAATATGGAGTCCCGAATATGGCTCAAGAGGTGTTGTAATATCTTCAATAGGAAGTGAAGACCAGTAGATAGTATCATTAGTAAGTTTATAGTAAAGTGGCATAAAGTTCGTTACTAGTGCGAGATAATTTTGCTTGGAGTTGTAGATTGCAAGAGCGTATGATCCTTCGATTTCATCCAATACTTTAGTCACAGTATCAGGAGCAGACGTATTTGATACTGTGAAACGATCTAGAAGAGATGCAATAACGAAAGAATCAACTTTGGTAGGACGACGTAGCTTATACTTCTTCCCGAGCACAGTGTCATTATGTAGTAATCCGTTATGTGTTACAACCCAGTCACCTTTTATGAAGGGTTGAGTGTCTTTGCTGCTAATGTATTTGTGACCGTGATACTCTGTCGCGGGAACAGCTCTACCTACAAATAAAGCTACTTCATCTTCTATATCCGTAACTTTGTTTAGAAACGCGTCTTTTGAGAATGCTGTAATTTTACCTGTTTTTGGTGTGTAAACACCAAACGCATCTCTACCGCGTCTATCAATGTATTGTATAAACTCGTGACTTGGGCGAAGAGGTACTTTTCCCGCCCAACCAAGTAACATGCACATTACAGCTTACCTCCTTTCTCTTCCGCTTCTACTTCTGGAGAGATCCATCCTGTCTTTCCGTTGTCTTTAATCAACCAAGGATATTCATAGCAACTTACAATATCCTCAGATACTCTTGGAAAAGGATGTCGAGCTATTACCTCCCAACCGCAATTTCGGCATCGCCAGCTAGCCTCCTTAGAGGCCGGGATTAGGTTATGTGTAAGTGTCGTACCACAGGCAGGACAAAAATTCTTGTCTACCCGTGGATCGTTCTTAACTTTCCAATATACTCGCATAACACCCCCCTTAAATTATTTTTAGCTCCTTAATCTGTTCTTGCAAGTTTTTGATCTCATACACGACACTAGCAACGTCAACATCTTTCGTTTGTTGCATGAATTCCTCAATGTCTGTTACACCCAACTCTTGTAATTCTTTTTCTATCATCTTTATTTCCGTCATCACTGTTGTGATAGACGGAAGATCTTTCATAATATTCTCCATCACTATGAGTTCGTCTTTCAACTTCTGTATGTCGACACTTTCAACATACTTCATCGCGTCCTCAACACTCTTAAATCCTAATTTTTGTAGCTCATTCTTCAACAAATTAATCTGTAGTTCTATTTCTTTTGTCATTCTGCTACCTCCCGATTGTAGACTGTTACGCCCGCTTTCGGAGATTCCCAAACTGTAACTTCTGCGACTGTAACTCCAGTCAACTCTCGCTCTCTTAGTTCTTGTCGTAAGTCTTTCAGTATTTGTATCGCAAGCGTTTCTGCTGTGGGATTTCCGTCAAGTTGTATTAACCGTGTAGAGCTCATATTAGCACAAATAGGATCAGTCCTATTAACAAGGAACGCGTGATCGTATTCTTCTAACACACTCTTCACAATAAGTTTGAGATCTCCGAAGTCGATTGCGAAGCCTACGGAAGTGATCTGACGAATGTCAATATCGATACCTACTTCTACGACCCAGGTATGTCCGTGTAGATTCGCACACTTACCTTGATACTGCAATAAACGATGTGCAGCATCGAAGTGGTCGATAACTCTTAGTCTCATTTTATTCCTCCTTCAAAATATTACTTCCTAAGGATTTTCTCGGAGACCCAGTCAACAGACGTCAGTACAAGCATGATACCACATATTCCCGACATAAAAAGTAAGAGACTCAAAGATGACTCAAGAAAGTTTTCCATCTTTTATTCCTCCTTATAATAATATTCTTCTATCTGTAATAGTACTACGTTGATATAAAACTGAATTTCTTCGTGTAGTGAGTTCATGTATATATTTTATTCAGTCTTACTATCATTCAACTTCTCCTCTAATTTTGCTACTTTCAACCTCTCTTGATTTAACATGTCAGATAGTTCGTTGTATTTCTTCGTTAGATTTTGTAGTCTCTTCTCCAATTCCATTTTCTCTACTGTCAACGATCCTAGCTTCATTATCAAATCGTCTACAGACAAAGTAACGTTGTCAACGCTTGCATATTGCATTAGAATGTCCCTCCATAACTCTTACTATACGATTTTCTATTTGCTTCTTTATTTCACTTTAATGACATACTCCATCAAGATAGGTTTGATGTCTTCTGGAGCTTCTTCTAGCCAATTAGATAGTGTAATATGTTGTAGATCTCGTAATGTGTACACAACGTGTTCGAGTACTGTCTCAACACGTTCTACGAAGACATTCCGAGCTTGCGGAATATCTACAAATTCAACACTTTTTGTTTCAGTATCGAAGATAACTAATTTACTTTGTATGTCTGCCTCATCCGCTCGACCTCTCAATACTACTCCAGGATTGATAACATCTTTACCTTCAGGTGTCGTAAGTACAAAGGGTTCGTGATAGTGTCCAACTATATATAAGTCGAAGCCTTTCACTTTTGGTGTATGATAGCAGCCTAGTAACTCTTTCGTCGCAGGAGTAATCATCTCATGCAACACCAATATATTGAATCTATCTGGTACAGGAACCGGATAGGCTGTTTGTCCATATGGGACACCAAATATAACAACATCGTCTATTTCAACTACGTCTAACGAATGTATAGACGGCACAAGATCCAATACACTATCAGTCGTCGTGATCTGATCGTGGTTGCCAACAATCGAGTAAAACGGTTTCTGAATTTGTGCTAAAATACGAAATGCAAACAAAAGTGTAGATACTGTAAGAGGACGTTGTGTTACTAGATCTCCTGTACAGACTAGAATGTCTACAGGTACAGTATTCAGCCAACTAATTTTGCGGTATGTCGTCTCTACCCAGTCATCTGCTCTACTAGGTGGTTGAGCTTTCTGTAAATGTAGATCTCCTATGAAACCTATCTTCATAGTAAGTCCTCCACAGGAATACCTAATGGCTGATGTTTCAACGTCGGATATAGTGACTGAAGAGTCATCGCTGAGAGCGGAACGATAACGTCTGTTAGATGGGCGCTAAAGAGTTTCCATCTTGAGCATTTATGAATTAAGGCGTCATCACACATGTATAGTATTGCGAAACCTTTTACATACTCCGCGTGATGTAAGCACACGTAGACAATAGAGAATTTATTCCAAATGATATTGAGCTCAAGCAATCGTAGTTTGAATTCAGAAACGGTTGGTGGAAGTATCACTACCTTACTCTTTCCTATAGTTACCAATTGGAGTGAGACATATTTAGGTCTTAACACGTCAATAGCACGTCTAAGAATTTGAGAAAAGTTCATATTTGCACCTCAGGTAATTGCTGTCCACACGTAGGACATCTTCTATTGCGTATTGTTGCGAGCTTCTCACAGATTTGTATCAAATCCTCAAGCCGTTCGAGTTGAGCGGTCTGAGTTAGACGTAACAAGTGTAAATATAAACCGTAAATTCCGTAGGAAAGTCGAAGGCCAACATATTTCTCACGCTGTTTTATGTAGACTAAATATAACAGTAGTTTCCGTAAGTTTAACAATACTCGACTGTGTATAATCGCTTTTATCAGACTCTGTACTCGATCAAATAGATGTATAAGCATACAACATCTATAGATCCAGATTCGTAGTTTGTAGACGTGCAACACTTTTATGTGGGCATACAGCTGATTCAACAATCGTGGCTTCTGCGTTAGTACAATAGTCTTCCAGTACCGTAACTGCTGGAGTGCTTTCAGCAGAAAGAGTAACTTAGTGTAGATATAGTATACGTGCGTCTTCCAGAGTTGTTTGAGAAGTTGAAGTTTAGTTCTATATAGATCGATCAGCCTCTTCCGAAAGTCGTTGGTAAGCGAAAGTAGTGTAGCGAACTTAATCTGTTCTAGTACTCTATATTGATTGTGAATGTTCTCAACAATATGTAAGCGTTGTGTAAGTTCTTGATAAGACTCAATGTCTACTTTCAAAGAGGATCTTAGAGCGTTGACGTCAGATGTAATCAATTTCGTGAGATTATCCAACTTCTCGAGATCCAGTACAGTAGATATCTTTTTGAATACATCAGATGGTGCATCTGTTACTAAGAAGAACGGCTCGAACTGAAACTGAATAGTTGCGAGTTTTGTGAACTCATCTGGTACGTTAACTCCCATTCGAGGGTACACTGTATCGTCAAGCTTACAGTGCACACCGTCTTTGTCGAGCATCCGCTCGTATATATGTGAATCTGTTTGTAGGCTCACCGACATCGTTTTCTGTCCACGAGTGACAAGTCGGCTAGCGCCTAACGAAAGTTGACCCGTAAGAAATCCGATAGCACGAACGTATGCACTCTTACCCGTATTACTTGGACCTATTAAGAACGTTAGAGGACTCAGTTCTAACTCCGCATGCTTATGACACTGGAAATTCCTCAAAGTAAGCTTCATCGTGACATCCTTAACATATCGATTCGTTGAAGCAACGTCTCGTAGCTCTTAACAAGCTGATCTACCATCTTATGCTGAATCTGCTTCTGTTCTACATTCTTTTTCAACGTCTGAAGTTGTGTAGCATAGTTTTTACGGCTAGCTAACAATTGGTGCACTAACTTCTCCAGGTCTGCTTCATCTCTTTCTATTAGAACTACGACTTCCGACAAGAAGTTATAAGTGTCCCTGACTTCCGCTTCTTCCTCTTTGCTTATGTCAATACGTAACCAAGCACTTAAGCAATCTTTAAGTGCAAGGTACGCACTTTTAACTAATTGCTTCTTTACTCCACTCATACTATACCTCCATATAAAAGATATATGCCTTCAACGAAGGCATAGTTATTTTTCTTATACGTTTGTTGTTAGTTGACGGATAGGAGAAGTGTCTCGTCAGGATTCAAGGATTGCAGTCTCCGAAACTCATCCACAGTTAGAACTACTGCAGCTAACATAAAATCTTGATACTCATTGGCGAGGCATTCGTAAACAGCCTCTTCGTCTATACTGTCGATAACTCGAAGTATCTTCGATCTTCCTGAACTATCTTCTACCACAACTAATGCAACATACCGCTGTAAGCGTCTCATATCAATCACACCTCAGTACGCTCTTCTTCTGAGCAATTTTTTCAAGCTTTTCCTTTAAAACTTCTCCTGTGAAAGGTTTAACAATATAGTTATCAACTCCTGATTTTATTGCTTCAATTACTTTTTCTTTTTCGGCTTCTGCTGTGACCATTAAGAAAGGTATATCTTTAAGCTGTGGGTCACTTCTAACATTTTTTAAAAGTTCTATGCCTTCCATAACT